CCCGTGACACGGTCAGCTACTGAGCGAGCCGAAGCTGGGTAGAAAGGTGAACCGATTTCTTCACATCATATGGAAATCGGACTACTCGACAAGAAGTCGCTGGATACGTCAAATTGTTTTTGCTTCTGATCAAGCCATCGCACCGCACAGCAAGAGTCTAGGGTTGATAGCCCTAATACTTGGCATTTAAGCCCACTCACTGCTCGGTTGCTCTACGCTACCATCTTCCTTTCGGAAGTTCTAGGTAACGCTGCTGTTTCTCAAGCCTGGGTTCCATCATTGGAACCAACAATCTCGTCCAACCACGACTCAAGGGATAAACCACCCGCTCCAACCAACTTGACTCACTTATCATCGTGATTTATCAAGAAAAGGAAGGCGCGTGATGTACTCCTCTTGCCCGAGTCCAACTTCACACTGGTCTGAGGATCACTCCTCAACTCTACTTTCTACAGCCCCCACTAGGGGACCGCTTCACTCGCAGATTAGGCATCTGCACCGTTGGTATCTCGGAAATACCAGGGGCTCCTGAGTCAACCTAAACACTCAGGAGATTTATCCACTTGTCATCCTCAACAGGATTGACAAGATGGCCGAAAGGACAAGCTCTATACCACTTTCCTGCCTGACGTAGTCGTCGGACAGAACAAAGAGGAATCTGAGCACTCAAACCTTTCATCAAAGAGGAGTATTCTGCCATATCTCCCACCTTCGACTCAAGGCTACTCAAGCTGCCACGGAGTACATACTCCATTGCAGCTGAGTTGTCACGGAAAAGATCAAATCCGGTACACGAGCGTACAACCTGAAGTAATTCCCAATTAGCGGAACGAAACAACTGGTTGATTCTCTTTGCCTCCATCTTAGTACAACGAAGGGCATCATAAATGGCATTCAGAGCGGGAATGCGCCCAAACAAGCTCTCATCATCGTCCGTAAAGGCCCCAATTCCAGTTCGTTTGAGATCGGAACCTTGTTTCCCTTTACCTCGGTTCAAAAACAAACCGAAGGAAACATAGTTCACCTCATCAATACGGCGGATAAAATGGGAGAAAGGATCAGGATTTAGGAAGTCATGTGTTATTCGGAAAAGCACAGAATTAATCTGCGCAACCGAAGGAGAAAAGAGATTTTTTCCAACTGAAGGATAAAAACCACATTCTTCCACAAGCTTCCACCAAAACTGATACTCTTCCTTTGTGGCACAAAAGAGGATGTCGTCACCGTTTACCAACACTTTAGGAGACTCTCTCCCTAGGCGTTTGAAGGCCAACTTAAAAATCAAATAGTTGGCAATGCACAGAATAGGAAAACTCAGAACATGTCCCATGAGCTGGCCATTTTCTTGTTTTGGATCATCACAATCCATACAAGACCAGCTACGGTACAATTCCGGGAAACCCTTTCCATGCACCGGGGTCTTATCGTAAAGGATTTGACTATGGAGAAAAGACTCCATACACCTCTGGTACAAAACAGGATCTTTGATTTGGCTTAGAGAATAGCTAAGAATTAACTTGCTAACCTCGCCTTTCAGATTATCCGTTGCACCCGAGTAGTCACCCGATACGAACCCCTTTCCAAACTCCCAAGAAGCAGAGACATACCAAACGTCTTCAACGGTAACAGGTCGACCCGATAGAGCAAAACAGGGGAACTTTTGCAAATAATTCCAAAGAGCCTTTTGCAAACAGTTCATCTCCGCATACTCGCCAACTCGCGGCTTAGTAATAATTCTTCCCTTCAAGGGTTCCAGAACAACACTAGGTCGCACCTTTGGCTCGAACCAACCCGTTCTACGCACTTCACCTGACAACAGCTCACGCATTAATTTGTCAGAGAGCTCAGGACCGTAGACCAACTCCTCCTCATACCCACCTACCCTACGGCGATGCCCCAAGAGATACATGGGAGGTTGAAGAATCACTTCTTCCCCCCCGTAAAACTCATCTCGGCACCAGCCCACCTGTCCTAGATCGTTCATGGTCTTTTCAACTGTGGACTTCACAGACAGGCTCCCATCCCTGAAAGCTCCTTCGCGTCTTGCAACGCAACGAGGCAGATCAGGGAATTCCCGCTCCAACAGCTCTCCCAGTTCATCGAAAGTTTTTTGAGAAACAGAAGGGTCCTTAGTCAAGGCCAATCTGTGTTTCACAAGAGAGGTATCTATCGCATCCGGACGGATGGGCAGAAGTCCTTTCTTGAGACCCTGAAAAATTGTGTAGATCTTTTCACAATCTTTCATTCTCAATAATCTCCTAGAACGGGGAGCCATGAGCTTTTGAGCAATATGGACAGCAAGTCGTCGTGGAAAGAGACGGTGACCCAGTGAACCCGAGTTCGGGACCTCAGGCTTGTCTGTATCAAAGAAATCTGCAAATACTTGATTTACAGAAACCTTGAACAGACTAGCTGAGAGTCCCCACAAACCCAGGTAACTGAATTTCATTGTCTCAGCGGAAAACTCCTCAGCAGTAAGGTACTCACCCAAGAACAAATAGGTGAGCTCACTCATACGCTTTGCATAGTCTTCCGCTTCCACTCGAAGATGATAACAAGCTGCCCTAACCCGCTTAAACCACTCCATATCCAGAGTAACCGCAGGTTCCAAGTACTTACTCCAATACTTGGTTAGGTCTTTAGACGTTAGATTCAATTCATTCAGGAAACCCAAGCCCCCAAAGGCATTAAGTTCCCGAATCTTCGAAAGAAGAGAATCTATCCGAGAAATAAAGATCTCATCGCACACTCCCTGATCTTTTGCTATTTCAATCAGCAGAAGCACCACAAGGGAAT